TAGGTCGTGAGCGACATTGCGACCTGCCTTTTTGTTTATCATCGCTCTAAGGTCAGACATAGAAACACGTCCAGCCTTAGCCTTAGCCTTTGCTTTAGCCATATAATTCTCCTTGATTAATTTAACTTTTCTTTATTTTTCTTTAATTTTGAGCCGAAGCTCATTAGTAATTATAACATAGCAAAAGCAAAAGTGCAAACAAAAACCCCCACCTTTTTAGGGGTGGGGGTCGGCTGGAGCGATACGCTTTTACTAGCCAGCCATCAGATCATCAAACGCCTTGTCAACGCTCGACTTCCGGTTATACTGCGTAGTCTCCTTTGAGCGAGACTCAGCAGACGAATCACCAGATAGCATGGAGTCAAGAATTGTACTAACCTCGGCAGGAGTGTGACGAGTGAAAAGTGCATCAATATCTGGCATGTTCTGGAGCATACCGGGAATAGCATCCTTGTCGGCCAGAAGCGGACTTGTGTTACGACGCATCTTCATGTTGGTCTTGGGGTATGCGCCGGGAGCAGTTGGCTTGGTGTAAGTGATAGTGATATCAGTACCGCCCTCCGGGTCAGTGATATCTCCGTATTCCGGGTCAAGAATGTAACCAAGAAGAAGTTCGTAAGCCTGCTTGCCGTAGCCATAGACCTTGACTCCTTGCTCCTCCATTCCACGAACAATGACAGGTGAGAAGTAGCGAGTGCGAACAAATAGAGACTTAGCTAGCTTCTTGGTTTCTTCGTCGTTGTTATCCGTGCCATCACGCCAAAGCTGCGAGGCAAACTCACAAATCGGGCAGTGCTCACCGAAGTTACGCTTGGGACACATCACGCCACCTCGATGCCCCTCAATGTTATAGTGAAAGAAAATCTCCTTCAGCGGGTCGCCATCTGATGCCGGAACAATACGAACGTCCGTGTCCCCCTCATCCGGCTTAAACCATACACTGGTCTTATCGCCCTTTCCTTCTCCACGAAGTGCGGCGAGCTTCTTCCGCATAAGTTCCATATTGATTCCCATAGTGTTCTCCTTGTGTTGGGCTATAGTATGATGAGCGTTCCTCACCATCTCAAGTTAACACGCTCTCCAAGTGCTGTCAAGCGTTTATATTTGGGTGATTTTTAGAGCTTTCCCTTGCTCATAGCAAATATAACTTAATCAGCTTGTGCTGTCAAGTGAAAAACCTTGAATAAAATTTGTATGCGCTACACAGAAACCAAAATCACTTTCATAGGGCGACTCGTAGATAGCATAAGTCACATTTTTGAATGCGTTTCTTGGTTTACTTTTAAGGCTTTGAACAACCTTTGAGTGTAGCTTACCGTCGTTCTCAAGACGGCTGCTTGCTATACATAAATAGTACGCTACATCGCGATCTTCCTGCATATTGTAGTACCATTGTTCACTTAATTTATCAACCGAGATTATCCCAATCGAACGTATTTTCTGAACCTCTGAGGGCTTGGAAAGATTACCAACAAGCGGCTCTGTGTGGTCGAATACATTCAGATAATGTACAGCATAATAAATGCTTTTATTGATAGTTTCAAAATACTTTTTTATTGGAATCTCGCCTATTGTCTTCTCAATTTGAGGGTTGGAAAAAATCGTAAAACTGTTAAACAACCCTGAGCGCGCGTACTCCTGTAAGATACCAAAAATTGCACGCTCTTGTAGTCTAACCTCGCCAATCAACAACTCCACATCTGGCTTAATATAGAAGATATCAATCTGCCTATTCTTTATCTGTTCTAATATTGCCAGCGTATAGTTAGCCGAGAATGACGAACCACAAAGAAACACCTGAACCCTGTCTTGTATTGCTTCTTTTGTCTTATGTGATGATAGCTTAGGTGCTTCTCCCTCGCAATCCTCTGGATTTATCATTCTCGGTAGTTTTCGCGTGTACTTTGTGTTTTCCCGATCTTCCGAGAAGAAAAAACAATTGTACTCTTTGTGGCTGTCGAACATAGACACCACGTTACAGCCTGCTTCGCCTATGCCTATTAGCGAAATCATATCTTTAACTCCCTTAGCGTTCCATAAGTCTTTCCAGCTTTCACATTCGCTCTAAACTTTCCAAGCTTATTGTTTTGAAATACCTCTTTCAACTGCGGAATGATATGCTTTTCTTCTTCAACTATGTCAAGAACAATTTCGTCATGAACAATGAAAGAAACTTTTGATTTATAGCCCTCCAAGGCTTTATCAAGAGCAACGGCGCGCTCTATCGTACGATCTGCGGTGGTGCTCTGTATGATGTAGTTGAAAGCCTTGCGCTCATCTACTGGTATTTGACGACCAAAGAAGGTATTTACGCTTTTGCCATCGTAATGAGCTTCCACGACACGCTCGCGATTATAGATTGAGCCATTTAGAGACGTATCGTTGTGATTATAGAAAGAAGAAAAGAATCGTACCTTGGCCTCCTCCCGTTCAATCGACTGCTCGCTGTAGAGATTCTTCATATTCCAGAAGTGAATATCATCTTGTGGCTGTTCGTGACCAGAGAGAGCCAAAAAAGTGCGAATCTCGGCACCATTGTAATCAAAAGACACAAGCCAGTCATTTGTGGGCTTGATCAGTTCTCGGAACTTGGACTTCATAGTCAGGATAGGATTGCTTGCTCTTTTGGTCGTAAGGCGCCCCGTAACTGTTCCAAAAAGGTTGTAGTCAACATAGTGTGACTTATTTTTTACAAGCATTCTAATGTCTTCTCGGTCGCTTGTGGATGTCATAAGGTGGCGACACCCATCCACATTGATATTCAGCTTCTGGTATCGGATCTTGTGAAGTAGCCTATAAGCCTGATCAAGATGTTCATAGTTTTTGGGTCGAGAATACGTCTCGAATACATGTTCGGTGATCTTATTGCGAACCTCACAAAACTCCATAAGAAAATCTGAGGGGACAAGATCAAAAAAACAGTTGTCTCTGAGGTTAATCTTTGCAATCTGAAACGACTTCAGGTATGCCTTGAAGGTCTTCTGTACTTCTGTCAGTTCTCCCTTCAAGTGCTCAGGACAAGCTGCTTGTAGGTCTTTGCCTCCACAATAAAGCCAAGCATACTCGATGGCATCGTCTTGCACAGAACCAGTGTATTTCCATGTCTTGGTCAGATTATCTGGAACATCATCAAAATGCAGCTTTCCATCGACATAAACACCAACACACTCCGACTTGTCATCAAGTGTCTGAAATATCATGAATCCTCACGGAGTTTGTTCCGTTCGTTAACGTAACTTAAGGATCCGGGGCTGTCAAATGTTTGGTTTACAATTTTTTCAAACAGCCCAAGTGCTCTTGATATACCTTGAAGTCTGTAGATTCCTGTTACATCTTTCATTAGTTTTGTTTTTTGACCTTCGGTTAGTTTTTTATCTTCTTCTGCAATTCTTATATTCATATAAAACTGCAATAATCTTTCATCTGTAATTTTTTGATCGAATGCTTTTACAGTAATAGGATCAACTTTTACATATCTAACTTTTACATTATTATTGCATTGAGAAGTTTCAGTAAAAGTACCTGTGTTTTGATTATAAAGGTTTAGTAAATAAAACTTTAATTTATTAAAGAAAATTAAATCAGTTCTATAGTATAAGTCTGACAACACTGTGTTTGTATTGTAAAAACCATATTGAGAAGCATACTCTATACACTCATTAGTACCAATGTCTGCTACTAGTCTCCAAGGTATTAGTTTATCTACCATGAAACCGTAGGATCTGCAAGCATTTAGATAAAATTCCCAGTTTGGGCTATTAATAAATTCTTCAATCTTCGAGTTGTCATCGAAGTAATCAGAATCTGCGATCTCAATTGCAAGACCAGAAACGGAGATCGGGCAAAGTTTGCTCTTGACAAATCCCGAGAAAGTAATAGGGTATAGACTAACAGAGCTTTCAAGCCGCTGTTCAAGCAAAAACATAAAGTCTTCTAAATTTGTGAATTTAGACTTTTTCAGTTCTTTGCTAAGGGAGTTAAGATAGTTTTGCAAGTATGAGCCGTGTAGTTCTACCGGATTCTGAAATGCCTTAAAGATTCTAAGAGAACTCAAGAATGGATCATCGCTTGTGATTTTTCCGTTTGCTATACATTTATCAAACTGAGTTGCCAATCTATCAAACATATCAACAACAAAATTTGCTGCCTGTAAGGGTGAGCCATCTGTAATGGAGTATTCAAATGTTTTAAGATTAGAGCCATCGCCAAGGTATATTGGGGTAAAGTTTTTTGCTACCCTGCCATACAAGAACTTTTCACCAAAGTTAAAGTTGACTAAATTTGTGTATTTCTCGTTTTGAGAATCAAAATCATATATTATTCTCTTGTTGAATAATGTGAGAGTTGTTTCGTTTTCTTTTTCTACATAAAAGTCTGACATATTATGCCCCTCCTGAAGTAGCTATAGAGCACTTCTTGACAGTAACATCTCCAGATCCAATTGAAGATTCTGCTTCCTTTTGGTCTTCTGGGTTAGTAGAGTCTAATGACTGAACCCATTTAGCTGTCAGGCTCGTGTTTAGTGTGCCAGCCTGAAATTGATGTGTAGAGTTGATGATCATGTAGTACCCACCAATACCGAGGTCTGTTAAATCAAACTTGTCTAAGTCTATAGCACCCAAGGAGGGAGAAAAACCTCTTGGGTCAACATATATGTATGTGCCGGGAAAGGTATGTATATTTGCAAATGTATCGATGTTAACATCATAGATTTCTCTCAACTGGTATAGCCCGTCGTACCCTTCTTGTTCAAATCGAACTTCCTTTAGACCGGGAGAGTCTGTCTTGTTTAGTTTGATATTCTTGACAATACCTCTATCTCTGCCAAGAATATAGTGAAAGATACCTCTGCTTTGGTCTTGTATCCTGTTGCCTGTCATAAGCTCTTTTGGTTGCACCCTGCCTGCGTAGTAAACAAAAAAATGATTTTCGAGATTTGGGTTCATTCCACCGATTCTAAAGTTTCTGTGGCCGCCTATGTTGAGGATTGGCATCTTTTGAGTTGAATCTACGTTAAGCCTCCTTCTTGGATCAGAAATAGCTAATGTGGTTATGTCATCGTGCTCTTGTCTTGGTTGTCTATATGAAGTGATTGTAGATTGGAATACCCTTACTCTTTGCTTAGTATTGAAGGAGAAACATGAGTCGTCATTTAGGAAGTTTTTAACCAAGTCGTTCATTATATCATTCAAGAACTGAGTTAGAGGGTAGGTTGCCTGATCTTTGGCAAGTAGCTTTGAAGTCATCCACTCGTTAAAATAGTTCAAAGATATCGGAACATCAGCAAAGCTAACTATTTTGCTCTTAGACTGGTCTTTGTGATCTACAATCTCAAGAGGACCAAGAACAACTCTAGCCTTCTTGAACTGACCAACAGAGTTGGTAAGTATTTCTTTTTCTTTTCTCAACAACTCTGGATCAATATCCAGTCCTTGATAGTTTTCAGAGATACTATCAGCTAAGTTTGCTAAGTTTTGATCAATTTTTTCTAAAATAAGATCGACAAGATCTCCAAGGTAAAAGAAAGCAATTTGTTTACCAGTCAAACCTGAAAGCTTAAATGAGTTTTCTAAGCTTTTTCGATCCCCCTTGCCTGCTAGCTCTTCGTATCTAGAACTAAAAGATTCCTCAAGTTCAGCATTCATGTCAGCAACACTTGTTCCTTCAAGAGCTATAGAATCTCTAATGTCACCAATGCTTGCAAATGGTCCATTTTTAACCATATCAATAAGTTGTTTCTGGGTTAGGCTGAGAAAGTAGATATACTTTTTCTTATTCATTTCTGTTGTTAAGAACTTCAAGCTGTCTATTTTTTCTCTCTTGACCACCTCTGCATCAGATTCTATGAATTCATTCAGTTTTTTAACAGCACCCTCATCGGTGCAATTTTTCTTTTGTGTTTTGATAGCCAATCTTCTTTCAATAACGCTTTTGTTGATCTCAGGTTGAGCAAAAATATTCATTCTTGCTTTGTCAAAATACTCCTCTATGTACGCCCTATATTCAACCTTAAACACAACACCACCCACTTCATCAAAGTCAAAGGTATGGGTCACCGGAGTAAGACTTAATGTAACATAGTTATTTTTTACGGCTTGCGCGATTGAAGAAAAGTTGGCTGTAGTTTCACCATTTGGTTCTGCAACACCAACCACCGCCTTGATTCTAAAATCTAGCTCCTTGTTACCAGTTTTTTCTTTTATAGATTTTCCGGTCTTCAAGGCGAGATCAATGTATCTAAAACTATAACCTTTTACATTTCTTACTCTTAGTAACTCTGAAAAATTTGCTGCTTTTATTGTAAGGTTCGCCTCGATACTCTTCTTGACTGCAAATGGGTTGTTGCCATCGAAAGTAAAGCTGAAGTTTTCAAGACCAACTCCAAAGCCTCTCTTATCTTTCTTTTGAAGCATATCTATGTCATCTTTTTCAGCAAATGTGTTGAATTTAAAGGGAACCTGTATTTCCCGTTCTCCCTCTGGGCCACCCTTGAATAGTCTTATTAGTGGCTGTAAATGGGCTAGCTGTGCGTTGGTAGCCTCAAAAAACTGAGACATCTGGCTGTATTGTGTGAGCTTGTTTATGAATCCAAATGGCTGGCCCTCAACAACTAAGGAAGAGTTTGTTTCGTGTCCAGCAGCGTATGGTAGCTTTTTGAGAGTAATGTTTTCGGCGTTACCTGTTCCGGCACCCTGAATGGCATTTATAGACATTCTTGCTTCCACATCTGTTACACCTACTGTGCTTTCACTTAGCGTACCACCTTGGAAATCTCTATGAAATTCCGTAAACTGAAAAATTTGTGACAAGAAGATGCACTGCTCTTTAAAATCTCTAGGTAAGGTAAGCAGGCTTAT